ATCCTGATATTGATGAAGTAAGACTAAAACTATTATCAGTTAAATTTACAGGCGTAGAAAATCCTATTGTCAATAAATGAAATGGTCTTATCTCATTTGTCGCTAGCTGGGTTTTTACTGCCGTCGTTAAGCTTCTCGTCATAAATCTCGTATGTTGTTCTGTTTAGTTTCTCGCTATCTTTTATCATAACAAAACTAAATGTGCCATCAGGTATTTTATTTTTACCTAAATCGTTTGTTTTAAAATCTTCTATTTCAGATTCATCAACTACTTTTTCTGCGATCACATCAACATTGATCCAATGTTTTATAAGATATTTAGCCATTATAGAGATTCTTCTACATCAAATTCAAATTGATATAATACATCTCCATCTTTTGTTGATCCTACTGATCCGAACTCTTGAACATCATTTGTTAAATGAACTGTAAAAGGAACATTGTTATATGTGACTACACTATCATCTGCTAATGCTGTAATTAAAGGTGGCTCAATAGTTACTGTTGCGGCATTAGAAGAAGAAGTAACATCATCAATTATCATATAGACTTTTGAGTGCGAGGCAAACCTAATTAAGTCTCCCGCTTTAAATCTGCCAGCGCCATCACTTGCAAAGCCATCTAATGCTATTGTCGTATCTCCTACTGCATGAACTCCATTGACTAAAACTGTGCCTGCTTCACTTCCTTTTGTAGAACTTACATCAGGAGGAATAATTGTAAAATTTTCTTTTCCTGATCTTTGTTTCATAATAAAAGCCATAAGACTTCCATAAATATCTGATCTTTTTCCTATTATAACTTTTGCAGTAAAACTGAATCTTTGATTATCAATAGTCCTTGATAGTTTTTTTCCATTAATAGATTTAGATATAATTGTACTTTGAATAGAACTAATTCCCATTGTTTCAAACTTTGCAGTAGCTATTGGAAATGCACCAGCCATTATACTAACTCTCCTCTACCTTTTTCTGCTAAAGCATTATTAATAATTGCAGTAATAGTTCCTCTATTTTCTTCTAATGCTTCATCAAATCCTCTTGAATCTATTGTATTAATATTAAAATTAACTACTGCTGATCTTCCACTCATTCCTCTAGCATTTTGAGTTATTTGACCTGAACTGTTAGGTATGAATAATTCAGGGCCACGCTCCCCTATTATAGTTGGCTCTCCTTTTCTTAATGCTCCACCTTGTGCATTTCCACCTAAAAAAGACAATCCTATATCTACTAATTGATGTATGTTTCCTGATTTAGTTTCTTTATTTTGTTTTTTCTTCTCTGCAGTAATTTGTTTTTCAATTCCTAATTTTGTTAATAATGCGACTATTGTAGTATTCTCTAATGCAATCTGAACACCTATCTTAATTGCTACTTCAACTAATGCACCTATTAATTTAATTAATATTTGATCTGCAAGATTCTTAAATGTATTTCCTAAATCTTTTCCTAATACAATACTTTCTGCGATTCCTTTTGATAAACCTTTTACACCCATTTCAAATATTTCAAATGCTTGTTTAGATAAATTAGTTAATTTTTTAAGTGAATCTTCATTTAACTTTTCTATTTCTTTTCTAAATGGAGATATATTTCTTTTTAATTTTTCTGCTTCTATGTTTGCTTCTTCAACCTTTTTTTTCATTTCAGCAACTTCAATAGTATTTAATTCTATCTCTTTTTTCATTCTTTCAAATATACTTCTAGCACCTTCAATTTTATTATTAGTTTCTTCTAATCCTTTATTAAGACCTAGATCAACTTCTATACCTAATTTTTTTAATAATTTTTGTATTTGATTTATAATAAGACCTATAGCAAATACTAATAATCTACCTTTAGTACCTAATGCTAAAAATCCTATTATTCCTAATTCTCTAACAACAGGAGGAAGAAAATTAATTATATCTATTACTCCCATTATTCCTGATCCTATTGTTTTGAATACAACTTTAATTGCACTTACAGTTTTAATAAAACCTACTACTGCTTCTTCAATAAAAGTCATCATACCTTTTGCTAAAGATGTTGCCATCTTTCTTAAAACAACTGCATTTTCTTCTGCAAGTTTATTAATAGTAATAAGACCACCTTTTAAGAAATCAAAAAATCCAGCTTCATTAGTTGCTAATTGAAATTGAAATACTTTATCTGAAATCATTGATAGAGTACCATCAAATGTTGTTCCTAATACTTCTGCCGCTTTACCAAACTTTCCTCCTGGTCCAAATACTTTTAAAAGAGCTTCACCTGATTGTTCTGCATTTAAAGATACACCTGATTTAAAACCAAGCATTGCTCTAACACCTCTTTCTCTAAATATTTCTGCTGAAGCTAATCCAGCTGATAATGATCTTTGAACTTGTTCTGCCGCTACTCTAAAATCAATTCCTGTTACTGCTGCGATATTACCTACAAGTTCTAAATTTTTACCTAATGCATCTGCATCTTTAGATACGACTGCAAGATTTCCTGATGCTTGTGCTATTTCTTCTAGTGTGAAAGGAACTCGTCCAGCAAATTTAACTAGCGTATCAAATGCCTTACGCCCCTCATTAACAGAGCCAAATAAGAAAAAGAATCTTAATCTTAATTGTTCTACATCTCGTCCTACTTTGATAAATGATCTACCAACAAGACCAGCACCAATAGTTAATAATGCAGATTGAACAGAGAATATTGAATTTCTTAAATTAGATAAACCAGCTCTAATGCCATTAAAGGCCATTTTAGTTTTATCTTTTGCTAATATATTTAATACTAAATTTTGTGCCATTATCTATGCCTTGCTTTATTCATAGCCATATCGTGTTCTTCTTTTTCTAACATTAGATAGCCAATCCAAATATTATATTCCCATTCTTCCATTTGTAAAACTTCTCTAATGGATATTTTTAACCTATCAGCAAGAATAATACAATTTTTAAATTGAGGATCAGATTTTAGTTTTTTTTTACCTGTTCAGGATTCGGAGATTGTACCATAGAGGTAGCTATCCGAGACATAACATCAGAATCAACTTTGTGCATTAATGCTAGTTTATCTTCTAATGTGAATAGTTTATTGCCATCTTTATCAATAGCTTTCATAACTAATATATCAGCAAGAATACTAACATCATTAAGATTGTCTGATTTCTTAAATAACTTATTTTTTTCAGATAGAGTTATAGGTGTCCAATAAATGACAATCGGATTACCAGCTTCATCTTTCCATTCTTCAACTTCAATAGACTGTACGCCTAATGACTCAAAATGAGATTTAGCAGAATCTATTAACTTCATAAAGTCTTATTAGACAGTACCTCTAGTTAATGCTCCTGTACCTTGAAAAGTCACTGATCTAGTTACAACTGCGTCCATTCCATTAGTAACTGACATTCCTGTTACAATCCCAGAGCCTGTAAAACTTTCATCGCCTGATGTTGCACCTTCAGGTAATAAAATAAAAGCTATTGAACTACCTACAGTTAATGTTTGTTGAGGAGAATCACTTTCATCATAACTCATTTCTAATGAGCCTGAAAAAGATGTTCTTCCAGCTACGAATGACTTTGTTGCATCTGATAATTCTGTATCTTCTACAACATCAGCAGTAGTTTCTAACGTGAATCCTGTCAATTCTCCAATTGCAGTTCCACCAGCCTTGACTACGCCTTCTTTTCCGTGGTGTGTTGCCATTTTTGTTCCTTATTAGTTTTTGGTTTGTTTTCTTTTTCTTTCTTATAGCCAAGTTCTAAAAAATTATCAAGTTGTGTTTCATTGATAATTACTTCGTGACCATCTTTATATAATTTTATGTCTTTAGCCATATCGCTTTTTACTACTTATCTTCCTCTCCGTCAATATCATCTTCTTCAAAATCTTCATCTAAATCATCATCAAATTCATCTTCAATACCATCATCATGTTCTCTATGCTTTTCAATTAAATCTCTTATTTCAGCACACATTATTGAAATCTTATCTGTGATTTCTTCTATTTCATCTATTCTAGTTTCTATTTTATCTAATGATTTATCTGACATTTATTCTATGGGGTTGCTGATTGATGTTCATACATTACTCTAATTGTTAATAAGACTGCACCATAAGGGAATAATGTACCAGCATCTGTTTCAATAGAGATTACTTCTGTATCTAATGCTTTATTGTTTCTTGTAATATCTGATTCAAGTTCTGTTTCAATAGCACTTGCTACTGTATTTCTTTGAGTATCTATATTGCTATCAGTTCCTGTGACATATGCAGTTACGCCAAATTCTAAAACATTGATTCTAGTTTTAGCTCCACTACCTAATTCTGAATCTTCTTTTGTTTCTTCAATAGTCTGAACTAATACTGCTGGATATTGTTGTTGAGATAATTCATCTAATTGAAAAGGTTGTCTAGTCACTTTCTTAATAGATGGACTTGATATACCTGAAATAGTTGAAACTATATGACTTGCAATATCTTCTCTAATACTCATAATCCTAAACTCTTAATTTGTTTCTTAATAAATCTTTCATAGTTTTTTTGTATAACTTTTTCAACCTTTTTATTAAATCCAAAAAACTTTCTAACAGGCAAATTACCTTGTCCTGTTTGATGCCAAAATGCTTTTGTAGCTTCTCTTTGACTTCTAAAAAAAACTTGAGCTTTATTCTTTGATACTACTTTAGATGATATAGATTGCAACATTCTATTTGTATCTTCTAAATCTACTCTGCTCTTACCTTTTAGTTCTTGATACATAGGAGAATAACCTACAAACTTTCTATTATGCATATCAAGACCTCGTTTATTAGTTCGGTCAACTACAATAGTTTTAAGATTTTCTCCAGCTTGATCTAAACCCATTCTAATTATTTGAGGAAACTTATTTATAAATTTAATATATCTAGCTTGAACTTTTTTTACATTAGAATGTATTTTTATATCTAATGCCATTATCTATTTAATCTTCTGAATCCATGTAATGGTTCTCTTTCATTTGATACAATAGTACCTGATCCATCTGTATCATATTCAACACCATCTTCTAAAATTGATTGCCATTCTTTGTTATATTCTGACATGTAATATTCTGCCATTCTTTCAAATCTATCTTTTTCTGCTTCTGGTCTAAATTTAGATAATGCTGGACAGAAGAATCTTCCTAAAAATAAATATACACCAGCTCTTTCAAACTGATCTAAATTAACTTTTGTATTGACCATCTCTGCAGTATTTAGAACTGTTATATCTGTAAAGATATTTGTTTTATATACAGGCCACCATTCAATTCTTAATGCTCTTAAAATATCATTTGTAGTTTGTGCTAAAAAATTTGTAGTTTCAGTTGCACTTGTTGATATTCCAAAATCAAATGCATCAGGTTGATATTTAGTTACATCTGATGTTGTAATAACATTTGCACCTGTATAATTAGCCATAAACTACTTCCAAACTAAATAAGCTATAATTAAAACTAATGGTATTGAGTACATTGGATTATTCTTTGCTTTAACCCAAACCCATTTTGACCACTTCTTTGCTTTCATCATTATAATTTTGTTCATTTCTTTTTCCTTGTTTTTCTTTTTTTAGGTTTAAGAGCAACGACTTTATCAGAAATGTCTTTTACTGTCGCTTTTTTTATTTCTTTTTTTACTGCATCAACAGGGGTAAATCCTCTTAATTTAAAATGTTGAATATTAGATTCGTATTGTTCTTTTGATCTAATTATAATTTTTTTTCCATTTGTTAATTTTATGTCCATAATTTCTCCTTATGATTATCAGGGAGATTGCTCTCCCTGATAAAAGTACGATTATTGGATTGATGAATCTACGTTTAATTCAACACCATAAGTATCGTTAAGTTCTCCTGTACCATATACAGCAGTTGCAACGATTTCGTCAGCTCTTAAGCTAGCATCTCTTTGCGTTTCAATTTTAAGGTCTTGCATCATAGCTAATGCTAATGCATCTCTATGGAATATTGCACCTTTGTAATCGCCTGTTGTACCTGGATTATTGCCTGAATTGTCAGCCATATTTGAAGTTTCAAATATTGGAACACCAGCAACATTACCAACGAAACCTGATCTTAATGCTTCGTTTGATAATTCAGTGTCTCTACCTACGAATGTGTTTGTTAAATTACTTTTTAAATCAAACGCATTTAGTGGGTGGAATACACCTGCTAGGTCAGTCATAGGAACTGCATTTTTTCTAAGTATTGCTACTGCATTAAATACATTAGCCGCACTCAAAGCCGCTGTTCCATCTCCAACTTCTTGTGAGAAACCATCAAACTTGCCTGTTAAATCTGTGTCGATTTTCTTTGCAATTGCTTCTCCGAATAATTTACCAATGTCAGCCGCAACATTTCTTGGTGCAGAGTTTCTTGCTAAATCAGTTAGAGTTGTCATTATACCAACTTCTGACGCTGTAATAGTTACAGATGTTGGGTTGATTGCAGTGTTAGATAAATCAGATGCTTCTGATACTGCTGCTGCAGAAACTGCAGAGTAGATCGGAACTTCAACTGACTTTCCACCACCTGTTATAGCATAATTTTATACAAGTGGTCTCATAGTTGATTGCTCACTTGCTACAAATAATGCTTCAGCAACGATCTCTGTGTATAATTCCGAGAGCGTTGAACTTGTGCTTTCGTTTGCCATTTTATTTGTCCTTTATTATTTATTATTAGTTAAATTTATTTGAGTAGGTTTCGAATCTCGTGTTTTTCGATATTCTGAATATTTAGCACGATCTTCTGGCTTACTCATATCTAAATCCTGAATGTTAAAAGGTTTTACAGTCTTACCCTCGATAGCGCTCTGGCTTCCTGTTCCAGCAATAGACCCTTGACGGAAATGTGGGTTCGCATCTAAAAATTCATTAACTTTTTCTTCAATCGTTAATGCTTCTCCTTTTTCGTTATACCTAATATTTTTATTATTATCAAGTATTTCAACCTTATTATCATCTGTAAGTCTAATCTGATCTTTTAATAAAGATACCACCTGACTAGGAGATATTGCTTTATTTCTTGATGCTACTGATAGAATCTGATTATCAACTCTTTCTTTCTTAATCTCCATTTTCATATTTTGAATTTCAGTATCTTTTTCTGATATTCTTTCTTGCATCAATTTTTCAAGATCAGCTTTAGTTTTTGCTTCTTGAATTTGTTTTTCTTTCAAAGCATTTTCTTCAGCTTTCTTTACTTCATCTAATTGTCTTTGATGTTTTGACTTTTCTGATTCTAATCTTTGCTTGATTATATTATCAAGTTGATCTTGAGTAAAAGTCATTTCTTTTGCCTTTTCTACTATTGGTGTTTCAGTTGTAGATTCTGATGTTTGATTTTGAGATTCAACAATCTTTGTTTCTTCGGACATTTATACTCCTATTCTATTATTATGTTTCCGCTTTCATCATACCAATCAGGATTGACAAAGCTCCATTGATGACGACAGTTATATCCTCCACGAACGATAAATGGGTCTCCACCTTTTTTACCTTTCCAATTTCGTTTCCAAAGTTTTCTAACTTCATCTTTCGTAAATAATCCACCATTTCTTTTATCATATCTTCCTTGTCTGACAAGCCTACAATGATCTCTAGTTGTAGGGATAACATTACCTAGATAAACTGCATATGTTAATCCAGCTTCATCTGATTTTGCAAGGTTGAGTTGTGCATCAAATTCTCTTAAAGAATCATTTAATATCTGACCAGCATATCTTTTCATATTCTCACCAGCTCTATCTCTTGCAAATTTTGATTGTAATGTCTGAATATTCTTGTCTAATTTCTGCCTTAATGCTTTACCTTGTGCAGTTCTTTTGTCTGTTCTTCTAACTTTCACTTCGTCTTTCTTGATTTGTTTAACAAGTTTATTAGCTTCTATGTCATCTGATTGAGAGTAGATACCATTAATAGTTTGTCTAAGTTCTTTCTCTAATTCAACAAATTCTGCACCTGTTAAAGTAGATTGATATATCTTTTCTGATATTCTTCTTGTCATAGTATTAGATACATCTTTAAATTGTGTAAAGGTCTGTCTTTTAAGATTTTGTATTAATATTAAATCAGGCTTTGTTAATTGTTGAAACCTTGCTGGTATTCTTCCAATAGTCTTAAATTGTTT